CCATAACCGCAAAATGCTAGATGCCATTGAGGCCATGCTGGAAAGCCGCGCCACGAAAGAGCAGCAAGAATACACCATTGGGACGCGGTCCCTGAAGTACATCCCGATTTTGGAATTGTTGCAACTTCGCGAATCGTACAAGCGCGAGGTTTTTAACGACCAACAGGCCGAACGACTGGCCAAAGGCATGCCCACCCACAACCGTTTGTATGTCAGGATGCGGTGATGCTGGGGTTTTTTAAAAAAAAGCAGCCGCCTACCCGTATCCCTCAGCCCGCGCCTGCGCAACCCGTATTTTTTCCCCGCTATCACGCTTTGGTGCCTTTTTTTCGTGAAATTCGCAATTTCAGCGCGGGGGTTGTCACGCGTTTAAACGATGTGTTTACGGGGTCTTTTGGCACCGTCAACAGTGATTTGATGGGGCAACTGGAACTGATGCGGGCGCGGTCACGGTCCCTGATGCGGGACAATAACCACGCCAAGCGGTTTATCCAAATGTGTGCCACCCACATCGTGGGGCCCAACGGGTTTTTGTTAAACGTGCAAGGGCGGCGCGGGGGCAAGCTGAATCAGAAAACCAACGATCTGATCGAAGATAGTTTTTACAAATGGGCGCGGCGCGGGGTGTGTGAATCCACGGGCCATTTGTCTTTTGTGGGTGTGCAGGAATTGCTGGTGAAAACCCTTGTCCGTGACGGCGAGGCCATTGTAAAAAAGATCAAGGGCACCGCGGCGGGCAACGCTTGGGATTTTGCCCTGCAGGTTTTGGCCGTGGACCGTTTGGACACAGGGCTGAATAAGCGTTTGGACAACGGCGGCATCATCAAAATGGGCGTGGAATTGAACGCCGTGGGGCGGCCTGTGGCGTACCATTTCAAGGGATCCAACCCCGCCGAGGTCTACACGGGCAACGCCCTGCAACAGAAAACCGAGCGCATCCCCGCGGATCAGATTCTGCATATCTTTTTGCCCCTAGAGCCGGAGCAAGTGCGGGGGGTGCCATGGATGCACACGGCCATGGAAACCCTACAAAAGCTGGGGACTTTTCACGATGCGGCCCTGATTGCGGCCAACGTGGGGGCCGCCAAGATGGGGTTTTTCACAACAGCCGAAGGATCGTCGCTGGGTTTGGCCGATAGCCAAGACAGCCAAGGGCGATTGATGACAACGGTGGAGGCGGGCGTGATCGATTCTTTGCCCGCGGGGACAACATTTCAGTCCTTTGACCCAACATACCCCGAGGCCAACTATGGCCCCTTTGTAAAGTCGTTTTTGCAAGCGGCGGCCTCGGGTCTTGGGGTGTCCTATGCCACACTGGCTAACGATCTGGAGGGGGTCAATTATTCGTCGATTCGGGCGGGCGTTTTGGAAGAGCGCGACAACTGGATGCTGCTGCAAAACTGGTTTGCTGAGGCTTTTTTAATCCCCGTTTACGAAGCATGGCTGGATATTGCGATTTTGAAGGGCCTGATTCTTAGCGATCGCGGCATACCCTTGTCCGTTCGGGATCGGGGGGAGGCCATGCGCCACGTCTGGCAAGGCCGCCGCTGGGCGTGGGTGGACCCGCTAAAAGACATTGAGGCCACCATTGCCGCCATCAATAACGGCCTGATGAGCAGAACAGAGGCCGCCGCCCAACAAGGGCGCGACCTGTATGACGTTTGGGCACAGCTGCAAAAAGAGCAAGACGACGCAAAGAATTTAGGCCTGAATTTTTCGCTTGGCAGCGGTGTTGCCCAAGATACGGTTGATCCACAGCAGGATAATATCCCATGAAAACAAACGTCAAATGTACACGCACCTTGCAGATCAAAACCGCGGATTTACAGCCGTCGGAAAATCGCACTGTGACGCTGGCTTTTAGCTCGGATGTACCCTACGAGCGCAGCTTTGGCATGGAAATTTTGGGCCACCGCAGCCAAGAGATTCGTTTGGATCGCTTGCAAGCGGGGGCCAATTTGTTGGTCAATCATGACCCTAACGATGTCATCGGTGTTGTGGACAGCGTCACCATTGACGAGGGCGACGGTCTGGCAAGGGCCGTTGTCCGTTTTGGCCGCAGCGCACGGGCCGAAGAGATTTATCAAGATGTGACGGACGGTATCCGTCGGTCCGTGTCCGTCGGTTACGTCGTTTACAAGTTTGAAGAAATTAAGGGCCAAGGCCAAAACAGAGTCTTTAGGGCCATTGACTGGCAGCCCTACGAAATCTCCCTCGTGTCCATCCCCGCTGACATCAGCGTCGGTGTGGGGCGGTCGGACGATACCCCCCCTGAACCACAACTCGAACTTGAACCCCAAACCAAAGCCCTAACCCCCATCACCATCACAGAGGAACCCAAAATGACCGAAGCCCTGACCCAACACGACCCCCAAGCCCGCATCAACGGCATTTACGAACTGAAGGCCTCTTATGGCAGCTACGTCACCGAGAAAGACGTGGAAACCGCGATCCGCAGCGGCCACAGCGTCGAGCAATTCAAAGACACGGTTATGTCCAAAATGTCCACAAAGCACATGGACACCAGCAGCCAGTACATCGGGATGAATAAAAAAGAAGTCCGCAACTTTTCTTTGATGCGCTTGATTCAGGCCCAATTGACTGGTGACTGGTCGCAGGCTGGCCTTGAGCGGGAAGCCGTTGTGGCTGCGGCCCAAAGAACGGGCAAACCGCTGTCAGAGAACGGTTTTTTTGTGCCCTATGACATTTTTCGCCGTGACTTTAACGTGGGCACGGCGTCTGAAGCTGGAAACCTAGTGGCCACAGACCTGCGCAACGATCTGTTTACCGACGTTTTGCGGAGCAATCTGGTCATGGGCAGCTTGGGCATTCGGATTTTGACGGGCCTGTCAAGTAACATTGATATCCCGCGCAAAACTGTGGCCTCAACCATCAGTAACGTGACAGAGATTCAAGCGTCTACAGAAACCCAGCCCACCACGGCCAAAGTGTCTTTGTCGCCCAAAGGTAAACGTGCGCATATTGAGTATTCCAAACAAGCCATTCTGCAATCTGGCATTGCCCTTGAGTCCATGCTGCGGGATGATTTGTTAAAATCCATGGCCGTGACCATTGAAAACGAATGTATCAATGGCAGTGGTACGTCCCCTGCCATGCGCGGTATTCGGAACACGTCGGGCGTGGGATCGGTTGTCGGGGGCACCAACGGTCTCGCCCTGACGTGGGGCCACATTGTGGGTCTGGAATCCGCCGTGGCCAACGCCAACGCCGAGCCTGATGGGACAGCGGGATACTTGATCAACACACGGACCCGTGGGACATCCAAAACCACCCAGAAAGGCACCAACCTGCAATTCCTTTGGGACGGCGGCGCAACACCGTTGAACGACTACCGCGCAGCAATCACCAACAACGTGCCTAACAACCTTGTCAAAGGATCCTCGGGTGCGGTGTGTTCCTCTGTGATCTTCTCGAGCATGTGGGACATGGCGGTGTTGGCGTTGTTTGATTCCCCAGAAATCACCATCGACCCCTACACCTTGGCCACAACCGGACAGGTGCGGATCACCATCAATCAGAACGCTGACTTTGGAATTCGCCAGCCCGCGGCCTTTGCTGTGATGGATGACGCTTTAACGCCTTAATCTTATAAACCGTTAATTTGAAAGGAAAAAACTATGCCAAACGTTTTGATTCAAGAGGCCTGCATTGTCGTGACGCCGTCCAATGAGACGGTGCATGCCAAGGTTGGGGAAATTTTTGCGGTGAACCCAGACGATGCTGGGGCCCTTGTGGGCCAAGGCCGCGCTGTTTACACCAAAGAGGCCCCGTACCGCATCCCTGATGAAGAGCCCAAAGCCAAAAAATAGGTGTCACCATGCCCGTGGCTGAGCGCATGCAAGCGTTTTTTGATGACATGGGCGAGACGGCCTCTGTTGCAACGGGCAATGGGGTTTTAAAGACGGGGACAGTTTTGCTGGATTCGCCTGATGAAGATGCCTTTGGCAGCATGTCCATCGGGCGGGCCTGCAAAATGACCTTTGCCACCACCAGTTTTCCTATGTTGGGCCACGGCGATGTTGTCACCATTGTCGGCAACGCCTACCGCGTGGAGACGGTGCATACCATTGACGATGGCTTGCTGTCACAGGCCATGGTGACGCCGCTGGATGATGAGACATGATTAAGAAATCCCAAGCCAACCCCAAGTATATCCTAACCGTTCGGGAAGCCATCCTGCAAACGGTGGTGGAGCGCGTGCGGGGTTTGAGCAACACTGGCCTGAAGGTGTTTCGCTCGCGCCGCGCCGCCCTTGGCCGTTTGGAATTGCCCGCTGTGGTGATTGAGCCCGTATCCGATAGCGGGGATAACAGCAACACAACCATTTATCAAGACTGGCAACTGTTGGTGTCCGTTCGGTTGTTTACCCGTGGGGACGCGCCCGATGTGGCCAGCGAGGCTTTGGCAGCCCAGATTCACAGTGTTCTGATGGCAGACGGCCAACTGGGCGGCCTTGCGTTGTCCATCACCGGCACCAACGTGACGTATACGCTGGAATTTTCCGAGGGCACCGCGTGTGAAACCCAGATGGAATACCAGATCAATTACCGCACCCCCTATGACAACTGGCAGCAAAGGATGTAACCATGGCCCAACTGTTCACCCGTAAACAGCTGATTTTGGCAAAGATTGAAACCACCTATGGCACGGATTCCGTCCCTGTTGTGGGTACGGATGCTATGCTGATCAGTGATTTAAGCATGAATCCCGCGCAATCCGAATACGTC